CGTTTTACTTTTCGTTTTACTTTTCGTTTTACTTTTCGTTTTACTTTTCGTTTTACTTTTCGTTTTACTTTTCGGTTTACTTTTCGTTTCACTATTTTCTTTAGATTTTGAAGGCACATACTTGAGAAACCATTCTTCATATTCACGTGTATCTCGTTTATTTTTTAATTCTTCATATTTTTGAGTTTTATCGTTTCTCATGTCTTCAAGGGTTTCTTGTTTCCCTATACATTGTAAACTAAATCTTTTCAACGGACCTTTTTGTTGAAGTCTATTAGCAGTTTGTACGTGAAATAAGTATTGAGCCATGCAGTATATTCTATCGTGCTCGTAATACGGTCTGTCTGCATATAAAAAAGCAAGATATATACTAAGCATAGTATCTATTGTCGCTACTTTTATAGTTCGACCTTTTGATTTAATAATATTATAACTATGACACGCGAGAGGTTTGTATACAAACGCCACAGTATCCTCTTCTATAGTTATTTCATAATGTGGAGCTATAATCTCTCCAAAACCAGGTTTCTTATAAATTTTTACATTTTTAAATCCTTCATCTCGTAATCTCTCTTTTATAATATTTACAGAAGTTTCTGGGTCTTCTGATAATAAATCGAAATCAGGTTGTTTATCTTTGTATTGTATACGTTTTTTCTTAGGCATATATTTGTTGTATACTTCACTAGCATAACCTCCAAAGAATACCAGCCCTTGTTGAATCGCAGTATCTTTCACGGTACTGTAAATATTTCTTGCATCTTCTTGTGTGCCTTCAAAACTCCTCATAAAATTCATATGGTCGCATTTAGGATTTTTCATAGGATAATGTTTATTTAATAAAGTTAACCGCTTCATAACTTTTTCCCAACGACTCACATCTCCTTTCGGACGTGAAAGTTCCAAATACATAGCCATTCTTAAGTAATCAGGCGGAGCATAATATATACCATTCACTTTTATTCCTTTGTTCTGTATTGCTTTAAATAAATCCTTGGGAATATACGTAATATCTGCAACAGGAATAAAATTAACAAATACTTTATATGTTCCATGATGAACCCCTGCTTTTGCTTCTATTTCTGTATAACCTTCTTCTAGATAAATATCTGCCAGTTTTTTTGCATCATTTAAAGCATCTGCACTAAAGAAATCATAGTCAGGTATTTCTATATCTTTATCATAAAATTGGTCGTTAACTGGAAGTATATTATTAATTGCGGTGCCTCCATAGCATACTAGTCGTTTTTTACGTAAAAACCGTTCTACAATTCTAATAATATTCTGTACTTCTTGTGAATGTGTAAGACTACGAGCTGCTTTCTCTTGTGCTTTATCTACAGCAGCTCTTAATATTTCTAATTCTTTTTCTTCAAAATTACTCATATATATTAAATAATATATTAAATAGTAAGAGAGTAATAATTCGTGGAAGTGTTTCTTTGTTCGTAAGAATACGCAGGATTTGCTGTCTGAGGGGGTGGTATAGTAACAGGAATATATCTAAGTGCTTCTGGTTTGAGTGCAAAGGCAGAACCCTTCTTTGCAAAGAAAGCTGAATATACTTCCATATTAGTGTCAAAATTTTGGAAACACATACCTGCAAATTGACATCCGGACGCCCAAGCCAATTGTGCGGAATAATTTGCATTTGTCTCTGATAAATCAGGTATAACTAGTGTCATATTTTTTTTATTATAATCTATCAATTCATCTATATCAGGAGTATATTTGACGCCATCAGAATATCTTACATTTCTCATAAATATAGAGTTCGATGCAAGATTTACATATTCGTCGAGATTGGTAGATTCAAACAAAGGATTCGAACGGTCTGCTATTATTAATACTTTTCCCATTATTTCCGATAATGGGACTCCTCCTAAGTTTTTTCCGTGATTTTCATAACTATATTTAGACCCGAGCGTGTATTCCGATAACGTTTCTTCTATAAGTGTAGCCATCTTATTGTAGATTTTTTGATTTGTGCTCATTATTCTAAGATGAATAATTAAAGGGTCACCTGGGTTCGGACAAGTACTTCCTGAAAATGCATAATCTTTTATAATGTCCATAGCATCACTAAAAAGAACACTATTGTATGTTTCCTTAATACTATAATCATCCACAGAAGAGGTAGCAATCACAGGTGTATCATTCAACGAATATACTTCAAAATCAATACATCTTGCACCCTGTTTAATTACATTTTTAAGGGCACATACGTTTACAAAATCATTTTTAAATTGTCCGGCACAACACGCATTATATGCAGTCATTACATAATAATCTCTTAGTTTATAACTATAATCTGGGTTGGACGTATTAATAGTATGAACCATACCATAATCTTTATACAAATTATTCATATTAGTACAATTCGCTTTATTAAGCGTACTTTTACCGTACGCCCAATAAATAATCATAACTATAAGTATTAAACATAGTGCAAAAATAGAATATTTAGCAGCATTAGCTCCACTCATAGCATTCGTTAGCATTTGCTGCATCGCTTTAGGAGCAGGAGTATTTACATTTTCATTCATAATATAATATATTGTTATTATTTTAATAACTTAAACCAAGTTAAATATTAATCACAATTTATTATAATGCCTGGTGGACTACTCAACCTTATTGCGTATGGTAATCAAAATGTGATTCTTAATGGCAATCCAAGTAAAACTTTCTTCAAAACGACCTATGCAAAGTATACCAATTTTGGTCTTCAAAAATTTCGAATTGATTTTTCCGGACAGAGAACATTACGAATGACAGAATCTTCTGTATTTGATTTCACCGTTCCAAGATATGGAGATTTACTTATGGATACATATTGCGTAGTTAATCTTCCTAATATATGGAGTCCGGTGATGCCTCCGCTTGTCAACGATGAAACCTCAACAACGTGTTCTATTTTACAAAAATGGCAACCATATGAGTTTAAATGGATCGATAATTTGGGGTCTCAAATGATCGAAACGGTAAGATTTACGGTTGGCGGTATGGTTATACAAGAATTCTCGGGACAATACCTTACAAATGTTGTGGAGAGAGATTTTAGTGATGTTAAAAAAAAATTATACTACGAAATGACAGGAAACGTGGATGAACTTAATAATCCTGCTTACGCTTACGGAAGAACCGGTCAATATCCAAGTGCTTTTTATGGTGGTAACAACGATGCTTCTGCTACAGGAACAATCGGTGGTGTACCTTATCCAACAGTATACGCCAGTACTGGAAGTGAACCATCACTTCGAGCTAGACAATTGTATATTCCTTTAAATATATGGTTCACTCTTGCGGCTAAAATGGGGTTTCCTTTAGTCTCTCTACAATACGCAGAACTCAAAATTGAAATTACTATAAGACCAGTACAAGAATTATTTACTGTAAACCAAATATATTACCCAAATGATGTTGACCTAGAATATGCTGCAACAGGGGTTCCAATCCAACCTAATTTTAATGATAGTCGATACAGTTTTTACCGATTTCTACAATCTCCTCCAAGTGTAGATATATCCAATAGTGATGTGTATGAAAACAAACAAACCAATTGGAACGCAGACATACACTTATTATCGACATATGCATTTTTGACAGATGATGAAGTTAGATTATTTGCGTCGGAACCACAATCCTATCTTGTACGCCAATCTTATACCACCACTTATGAAAACGTGATAGGTTCAAAACGTGTTGATTTGAATAGTTTGGGGATGGTCTCTAACTGGATGTGGTTTTTTCAAAGAACAGATGTTAACGAGAGAAATCAGTGGTCTAATTATTCTAATTGGCCGTATGATTATATGCCTTCTTCTGTTGTTTTTGCAAATGAAGATACTTGTAGTGGTATAACGAAATCCGACTCTTCTACTTTATATCCACCGTTCATTTTATGTTCTGATAATTGTCTTCCATCATTATGGAATACTGGACCATTCACGCCGTTGAATACAAAAAATATTATGGGTACATGGGGGTTGTTATTAGACGGCAAATATCGCGAAGATACGCTACCCTATGGTGTATTAGATTATGTAGAAAAATACATAAGAACATCCGGTGCAGCACCAGAAGGAGTATATTGTTATAATTTTTCTTTACGCTGTGACCCATTTGATTTTCAGCCTAGCGGAGCGATGAATATGAGTAAATTTAGCACAATACAATTTGAAGTTACTACCATACAACCTACCCTGAACGCAAACGTACAATTCACCGCGATTTGCAACAGTTCTGGCGAAACGGTTGCCACACAAATGCCTCAATCTGGAATTTATAATTATCAATACAATATGGTGGTTATGGAAGAACGATATAACGTTTTAAAATTTCAAAATGGAATGGCTGGATTAGAATACGCGAGATAATATATTTACAAAAAACAGGTATTATGAGGTTGAGGAATAGATTGAGTTGTGAATTGTTTACTTAACTCCATAGATACCTTATAATTATTACTATAGGTATCTATTGCGTTATTTATTGCATAATTTGTCGGGATATGAGTTGCAAATCCATATGGATAGTCGGAAGTTGAAACACGGTGCATACTCGACATATTTTCTCTATCGGGATATATAAAAGAAGTTCTTTCTAAATATTGCATTATATAAGATGCAATTATAACCCACAATAAAAGCATAAATACTTTCTCTAGCATATTATAAGGTTGATATATTATATCGTCTATATATAAATGGCAGATGATAGTGTAGATGCAATTGATGATAAAAATAATACAGAAGATACTTCTTCCGATGATGCACCAGATTGGTCTGGATTTGCTGGTTCTATA